CCCTTATGTTGGAATATGTATTCTTTTACCGTAGCAATCATATATTCAAAATTCACTTCTTTTTAGTTCGTGTTTTTTTAGGTACAGGAGTTTCTTCAGTCACTTCCTCAACAATTTCTTCAACTGCTTCTTCAGCTTCAAAAATATGTGATAAACCGTTTTTGTAATACCAATCATATTGTTTAGATAGTATTTTGTCAATTACTACACTTTGATTACCTAAAACACTATTATAAATAATAACAGTCTTTCCTTTAAATTCCTCTTTTATCTTCATTTTTCTCATATTCGTTGGTAATTAAAAACATTAAATAGCTAAAAATAGTCGCAGCTATAAACTTATTTTGGTATTGGTTATCATTCCAAATCATTACACTCATTCCAATTGCTAGAATAAATGTACTTAACGCTATCCACTTACTCATAATGGCTTTTATTTAGTTCGTGTTTTAATTGTCTAAGGTCTTGCTTCATTTCCGTTATCATTGCGCGAGCAGTGAAGACAGATATATCAAAATGGTCAGCAATACTTCGTGTGGTGTTGTATCCTTTGTCGTGATACGTCTCAAAAAATATTAACTTAATTCTATCCTCTAAGGTGTTACGGTATATTTCAACGACTGACTTCTGCTCCTGGTAGTTTAACTCAAATAAAATTTTATCCTTTATTTCGTCTTCCGCTTCTTCGATTGGAAATTCATTCTCTAAGCTATTGACAATTTCTTTTTTGCTTTCAGTGTCTCGAAATAATAACTCGCACTTTATGAAATGGAATAGAAAGTCTTTAACATTACCGTATTTAAATTTATGTTCGTTTTTTAGACAGTTCAGATAAGCGTTTGATATTACGGTGTCAGCTTCAATTCGTAGATTAATACGGTTTAAAAGATACATCGTGTATTTTTGTACTTCGATGTAATGAGTTTGTAGGTATTTATCTAGTGAGCCCTTCATACCAAATAAAAAAGTCCTTTATAAATATCTTGCGCCTAACCATTGAACAAAAACAGTCCTTGCTTTTTATTCCGTTTATTCGTGCATAAATAGCATCTAATTTTTTACATGACAATTTTGACGTTTGAATTTTGACATCCGCTACTTTGATTAATTCAATGTAGTCTAGTTCATCTTGCTCAAACATAACGAAACGATGTAAGTTAATAAAGATGTAATACAAGCAAATCCAAAACTACCTGAGTAAATTAAACCACTCCAAAATCCCATGCACTTGAAACAACCTAATCCCGAATAAACCCAATTACTTAAAAAGTTAATAGGTACATACTCAAAGATAGCATCAATCATAAATTGAATAGGCTCAAATTCTACAAACCACCAAGCAAAAGCGACAATAATTAAATACTCCATGACGTTTTTTTCGTCAAATATATGATTATTTTCTAATCAATACCTTTATAAAGTAAATTTATTATGAAAATGTAGATTAGATTTCTCATTCTTTCGTGTTTTTATAGGTTTCATTGTAGTATTGTTCTGCTCTACCTATGTTAGGGTCAAGGTTTGTTCCCATTGAATCATAGACCGCTTTCATTATCTGCTGCTTCTCCATTTCTTGAGATATAAATATTTGTGATTTAGTTATAAATTTTTGAGTTTCTAATAAACCTACTAAGTATTCTACTGCTGTTTCTTTCATCTTATTCTGATTTAAATGTTTTGTTGTAGTATTGTTCTGCTTCTGATTCCCCATCTCCGCCACAACAAGAAGCCTGAATTATCTGCTGCTTCTCCATTTCTTTGGCTTGTTCTAAAATTCTTGGTGGTATTTGTGATTCAAGTATTGGCCATTGCTCAATTAACCATTCCATTGCTGTTGTCATAATTCCGTTTCTTTTAAATATAACTCAATTACTCTAATGCTCTTCTCTAGGTCATCTCTAAACTGTCCTTTCTTGCGACATCTCACAATTCGTTTAATCACATCAAATTCATAAGCATTTAATTCGTGTTGACTAGCGAATAAATAAAGACTTCCGTTCGTGTTATCATAGTGCAAATCTTTCATTCCTTTAGTTTTTGTTTGTATTTCAAAAGTAATTCTTTTAATTCAATCTTCGTGAATTTTCTTGTTTCGTATGCTTTTTCACGCAAAACTATGAATTCGTCTTTCCCTATTTTCTTCTCCAAGTTGATTCCGTATTCGATTAAATTTCCATGCAAAAATGTGTTACAATATTCACATTGTAAATGCACATTATCTTCATCAAATCTTACGTTAGCATGACCTCCACTTGAAAAGTAATGACCAGCATTTTCTTTCTTGCAAGGTTTGTTACATGAAATACAATTCAATCCTGCATCTCTTTTCCTTATCCAAGAATTAAAAACTTGCTGCGTTAACTTTAAATAGTCTTGCAGCGTCAACAAGTCCTCCTTTTGTTTAATCTTCTTTTCCTTCTTGATAGCAGATAGATTCTTCATTGCTTGTGCAGTTTTCAAACACACCTCGCAACGATTGGATTTTATAGTTGAATTAAACTTTTGCTTTGGCTCAAATGGCTCTAAGCAAGATTTACATTTCTTCATTTTGTTGTTTTAAAAATTCAATCAATGGCAGCAATATTCCTTTTGAAGTATTCATATCTCCTCCTTTTTTATCTCTATTCGTGTTTAAGTATTTTCTGCATAAATCTTTTAACTTCTCAGTTTTAATAAACAGACAATGGAAATCACTTAACCAATAGCACCAATAATCTGCCTCACTTGTTGCAATTCCGCTTTTTTTTCCTCTCGATTCATATTCAACATAAATGTTTCCCGTTTCCAAGCATCTAAAATCTCTTTTCACTTCAATTTTACTACCTAACAAATCATTGAATTGCTTCTCATAGACTTGACCTATCTTTAAGTCATATCTAAAATCGTTATTATAATTCAATTTCCTCCTCTTGTTGTTTATTTAATTCCTCTTTCAAATATAATATTTCCAAACGTAAACTGCTATTCACTCGCTCAAAAGTAGCATTATCTTCTTCAAGCATTTTAAAGACTTTTAAAGCATCGTTTAGGTCATTTGCTTCTCTTTCTATTGCTTTTACTTTTTCCTCGCTTAGATTGGCTAATTTCATCCTAAAAAGCAATCTATTGATGCTTATCTTTATGTTTAATCTTGCGATTAGTATATCAGTTGACTTCATAGTACGTTTTTTCCTTCGTTTAAAAACTGCGTTCCGTTGTGTAATCTAAACATAACAGGACTAGATGCAAAAGTTGGTTTCCCTCCCGTTTCCGTTTCCTTCACTTTCTTAACGTGAACTTCGGTATACATCCAGGAATGTGTGTGCATTGGGTAACGATGGATAACTATAAAATCATCCGCTCTATTTCCCCATTTACCTCCTCCTTCAGCATCTGCCATGTTTGGTGCTTGTGGCATTCCTTCGTAATCTCCTGATTTATGCGTTTTTCTTAATGCTTCAGTTGCTGCGTGAACGCACATATAAATTGAAGTATTCGTTTTTTTGGCAAATAATCGAAGTTTAGTAGCCATCTCATAATCTAAATCGTGAGCATTGGCAAATTTAGGCTTTAAGAATGAATTGTGCGGGTCAATCATCAACGTATCATAATCACCTAAAACTTGTACTTCTTTCATAAACTCTTCAATAGTCCAAGCCTTTTGAGCGTCTATGAAATCAAAGTGAGATTCAATAAAGTTTTTACAATTTTCAAGTTGTTTAGGTTGCATATCTTTAATCTTACAACCAGCGTATAACTCAATCAAATTTCTCTTTAATCCATTAACACTATTTTCAGCGGAGTAGATAAGATGTTTAAGATTATGTTTTTTAGCTAGGCAAAGTAAGTACCATAGCACCCAATACGTTTTACCTACATTTGCATGACCTAGAACGATATTAAATGAAGCACGTTTGAATCGTAGGTTAATATCTAAATCAATTCCTAAACCTAAACCAAGAGGTATTTTATCTAACCTAGACAATTCTAAAAACTCATCACTACTCCTATGATTAACTATCATTTCTTTTTTGTTTTTATGTGAAAGCCATTTACATCAATTTCATTTCCCCATTGGTCGGTTGAAATTACATCTGCCTTTGTATTTATTACATTATCATTTACATTAACATTATCATTTACAGTTATGTTTGTTATCGTTTGTAATGCTTTGTTATCATTTGTTATACTTTGCCATCTTTTAGCCATTCCAATTTTACCCGCTTCACTTCGTTTTGTTTTGATTTCCAAGAACTTAACTAAATCACGTTTTAATTGCTGCTTAATAGGAGTAAAAGCTAAATTTATGATAATATCTTCAGTAATTGGATTTTCATCGTTTACATAAGCAAAAATAAACTTAATCAATTCTCCCGCTTTTTCATTTGGTAGTTGTTCAAATAATGCTTTTTGGTCTGCGTAAAGTATAAATCCTTTTTTTTCTTGTGCCATAATTTATAAAATAAAAAAGCCCTAATTAAATAGGTTGCTTCTGACTTCAACTTCATTAAAAAGGGCAATAATTTCTTCAATTCCTATAATGTCAGAAGGGAACTTTTACAAATATAACTTTTATTCTTTATTGTTTTGATTTTTTATAAACTTTTTTGAAAACATACCTCTTCTCGAATCGCATTCATCTTCCCATTCATCTAAAAGCCAAACATCGTAAACTAAGTCGGGAAGTATATCAGCCTTTTTAACTGCATCTTCTTTACTGTTTGCGTTACCAATCCAAAAAGCAGGTTGATTCTCTCGGTAGTAAAATACTTTGTAATAAGTTTTCATAGTGTCAAGTTATTATCGTTTGCAAATTCTCTTAATTCTTCTCGAAGATATTCAGCCATTGCATATTCTTCTGATGATGGCCTTCTATTTTGATACACATCTCTTTTAGTAACTTCCCTTAATAATTGGTCAAGTTGCATTACTGTATGTTTCCAATCGAATGCCTCCATAGCTAACTTAGCATCTTCTTGTTCGTCAAATTCAATTGTTATTTTCATAGTTCTTCGTTTGTTAGTGCAAAGTAAAGGTTTTGTAGTTGGTGGACGTATTTAATAGTAGTTAAAAAGTAGCATCCAGCATCTGAATCATCATTATTATAACACCATTCGCCTTCATAAAATTTAACTGAGTTCCAATAGTCACCAGCTTTTACTTTATAGTTCTTGTATAAATAACTACCATCAACAAATCCAAACTTCAACAGCCATTCTTCTGTTAGTGGGATTGGTTTAATATAATCAAAGTTCCATCCCATTTCAAAATCAAATTTTAATAATTTATCTTCAAAATATACATAATTCCCAATTCTCAATTCACTTGCTTTCATCCGTTATATTTTTAGGTTCATTGTAAATAGATTCCGATTGCTTACCCCAATACATATCACAAGTCTTACCATCGAATGGTGGTGTGAAGAAGTAGCTTTGTCTCTCACTCGCTTTAGCGGTGAATCGGTAACAATTTTCTTTAAGTGGGCAATCATCGCCCGTACACATCGTTATATCAGCCATAAAAGTCCAGTTTTTTAATTAAAATACAATCCAAAAAGAGGGCTTTTACACCCTCAATTTATTAGAATGGTAAATCAGTACTATTTGAAGATTGCATTGACATTCCCGTAGGTTTTGCTTCCGTTCTTTCAACGTACTCAGCTTTGACAATCTTGCCATCAGTCCAACCTACCTTTCCGTTACCTACATATTTTTTAGGCATTTTGGACTCTCGGTCTTCTTTCGACTGCGCTACAATAATACTAGCATTATTGCCGTAATCGTCTTGTTTGTCGTTTACAATCATAGTGTACTTATCGTACCCACCTTGTGCGTTTTTGATACTGAAATTAATTAATGAACTCATAATAAAATTGTTTTTAATTGTTCGTAATATTGACGAGCCTCTTTGACCCGTTCAATTATCTTTGCTTGTGCTTCTTCGTCTTTTTGCACAATAAATCTTTTTATTCTTAATTCATTCGGTATTTGGTCAAAGTTATGTGAAAGTTGTACCGCATTTCTAACATCTAAATCTTCGTCAATTAAATGTAGTTTCCAGTGTTCTCTTCTCACCTCATCTTCAACTATTTCAAATGGTGTATTCATCAAACAATAAACAAGTTCGCTACTATCGTGTCCCGTTAGCATCATGTACCCTTGCATCTGCCAATAGTAATCTTTATTCTTTAACGATGAATCAAACATCGGAAACGTACTACCATTCCAGGAGCATTTAATATCTGCTAAAAGATTGTCTGTACAAATGTCAGGCTCACCCGTTAACCATTCGTTGTTAAATCTAGTTTCGTTTTTTACTACAAACTCCCAATTTAATACCTCAGAAGCAAATTGAATAGCTTGGTCTTCCATTTGTATACCTTTGTCAGTATATCGGCTTGAAAAGTCTTTATAGATACCTAATTCTTTTTCCTTAAACACATCCTGGATGTATGTTTTTGCAGTTTCAGATAAAACTTCTGATTTTGTTCTTGCGTCAGTCATCAGCTTCCCAAGTGATGAACATCTAAATAATAACTCTTTCATAATTTTTGTATTTCTTGTTTAACTTCTTCCCAATACTTTTCTTCTTGTTCCCCCATGCTTTCCATGTATTCCCAATATGCAATATCAATTATCTCATCAACTGCTATTAATGCGCATCTTTTTATTGGGTAAGAAGTAATTGTGTTTACTGATTTATCAAATTTATCAAATAACTCCTTTGCTTTCTCTTTTGGTGTCATAACAAAGAGATTACTGCTTTTTGTACTTCCGTTAATTCAAATTGATTCAATGGCTTTAAGAATTGCTCCTTAGTTATTTCACCAGAGTCTACCTTTGTAAGTCCGTTCTCGAATCTTTCTTGAGGCATAGTAGGTTTCTTATTAACGTGTTTGGTAACATCGTTAGCGTCATCGTCTTGCATCGACAAAGAAAGTAAACTTTGAACGGAATAACGTCTAAAGTAAGAAATACATCCGCCTAATTTTTGAGGGTCATTAATTTCAGGTAATTTGATTTCAGAGATAAACTCCTCACCCGTTTCGATGTCAATCACTATGCTTTGCACACATCCATTTGCGATAGGTTGTAATAGCAGTAAATTGTACTTGTGTAAGATTGGCTCAACTACATCTAAAATAGTGTTTAAATCAGCGTATTTAGATTTAAAGAAAGGATTGTCAGCAGACTTGTTAATCTTGCCAATTGCTTGTTTAGCTAAATGTAGCTTGTAATAAATTCCGTTCACTCTTGGAATTGCGTCTTCAAATTTTTCTACGTTTTTCATTTTGTTTTGGTTTTAAATTGTTTACAAATATAATACTTATTAACTAATCAAACTAATTTAATTGTATTTTTTTATTAATTCTTCCTGGAGCAGTCGCATTTGAAAGTAGTTTTCACACTTTAAAACTTTATCTTCTACCTCCGTAATCAAAGGGTTATCAATCGTAAATTCTGTTTCTTCTAAGTCTCTTAAAATAACCGAATAAATATGCTTAAAATCCATTTCGTTTTTTAAAATATCAAATTGCTTTAATGCATAAATAATACTTGAATGGTCTCGATTCAATTCCTTTCCGATTTTACATAAACTCCATCCTTTGTTTCTAAGGTATCTACTAATAACAAACCTGGCGTAAACCTTATCTCGTTTTCTTGACTTCGTGTTTACCTCGTATTTTAAAATTACTTCGTTTAATAGTTCTTTATTCTCCATCTTCTTTAAAATTTTCTTCACACCATTTACGGAATGACTGTTGTATATTTATTTGTTGCTCCATTGCTTCAATGTCTGCGCTATCTACCATGTGAGAATCAAATGAGCGTATTGCGTTTATTAAAAGATTACGTTTCATTTTACTTACTCGTTTCATTGGTATATCTTCAAGGAAATCTGCTAAAGTTGGCAGCACTTGGATAGCTAGTATTTTTTCGTTTGTTGTCATTTGTTCTCGTTTAATTTGATTCTACGTATCTCATTCATTAACTCCAGGTTGTACGTTGTAAAATGCTGCTTTCTATGCGCATCGTTTACTCCCATTGGAGGAGTATATGTATTTTCTGCCTTTGTCGGCTTTACATTTCTGTTTAAAAAGTTCTTAATTAGCTGCATGATGTTCTAGTTTTTCGTAAATTAATGATTCAATTGTTTCAATATATTTATCTAGTAAAGAAAATACGTCTTGTTTTCCGATTTCTACTTCAAGAATATCAATGTAGTTAACATCGTCTTCAATTATTTCGTAGGTAACGTCTATATCTACTCCTTCAATTGTTACTGTTATTTCGTGTTTCATTTTTCGTTTTGTTTAAGTGTAAAATAATAGTTTTCTGCAACATCAATTGCCAAAGTGATTTGATTAGCGGAAATCCAATCGCCTTGCTCAAGATAAAATTCTTTGATAATCTCTAGTTGTTTAATTGTTTCGTTCATGTTTTTAAGATTTATTATTTATTATTAAATTTATCACACATTGCTATAAATTTTTTTCTTGGTAGTTTTTTAAATTGCTCAACTGTCAAATTATTTGCTGTTGCAATTTTTATCATTTTTAAATCTAATTCTTTTATTGTACTCATGTTTTTCATAATGTTTTGTTTAATTGATATATGCAAATCTACATATAATGTTTATATAAATAATACTTTTAAACAATTATTTTTCATTTATTTTTAGTTTCTCAATGTTTTCAATACTTTCAGCGCATAAAAAAAATATTTAATTTAAGGTTATAGCTTTAAAATCTTGAAATAATTTAAGGTTATAGCATAAAAAAAGGAGGCTTTTACACCTCCTCTTAACCTAAACATGAAAAACAAAAACTTGTTAACTGTCGCAAATATAGTAATTTTTATAACTCCATCAATTCATTAATGCAAGTTTTACCATTTATTATAACTGCGCATCCTATAATAGGCTTCTTTCCCGCTTTAGCATAAGCCATTGCATAAGCATCGTGGTCTATTCCGCAACCTACTTGCGCACCAAATATTTTAAAGTTAGCACCCGCAAACCATTCGGTATAACATTGCGTATGTAAATGCCCTTGAACGGTTGACATCATATCGGCTCTACATTTAGCCTTTGCAGTTCCCGCCTCGCCATGCACATATTGAACGCCATCAATTACTACTCTTTCAGTAAAATTCCATTGTGGAGTTTCCAAGACTTCTTTATATGCTTTAATCCACTTTCTAGGGACTGCTCCCGTTTGAGCCTTACGCATTATTAAACGGTCATGATTTCCAATTGTAACGTCAGCTATTGGAAATGCATCTCTCCATTTAGATATTTTACTAATAGCCAAATCTAGTTCTTCACCTCCCGACATTCCGTCTACATCTGTTTCGTGGTAAGAACTAAAATGATTGTCTATGACATCTCCAATAAACACTACTTTATTACATTGATATTTAGTGTAAATCTGCTTACAAAATTCAAGATAACCATCTAAACAAAATGGCTCATGTAAGTCTCCTATACACAAGACTCTTGTTTCATTGTTTTCTCGATGCTTTAAAATTAGATTGTACTCACTTTCGTTTAATCGTGGTCTATATTCCATTTAGCTACCTATTTCAAAATGCATCCAATCGTAGTTCTTCTCTCTTCCTAAACTAATAAATCCATGCTTGTAAAAAATATCAATCATAGGATTATATTCTGGTCTTGCAAACCTGGCAGTCTTAGACGTTTCTTTTAATGTGTTTCTTTGAGGGTCTAAATCTATTGCAACACCCCAAGAATGGCGGCTCAATTGTGTACCTCCTCGCATTACCCGGTAGTTGAAACAACCACCGTATTTGTTTATACCAAGTTTATTAATTTCTTCTAGTCCGTAATGCGCTAGAATATCCTCAAAAACTGCTAGGAATTTATCCGCTACAAGTTTATGACATCGCATCTTTGAAACGGGCTTACCATCGTATAAGAATGGATAAGGTAACACAATAGTTTTTAAATAAGTCCCTTCAGGATTAGGTGCGCCATATTTGGCAATTAATTCTTTCGTTGTCAGCATCTCTATTTACATTTAGTTGTTTACTGTAAACATATTAATTGTGCAATATATCACACTTTCAATAGTTATTTCTGCTTAATCTTGGTGAAATATACTTAATAATATACTATCTTCTTAAATATACTTTTGCCAAAGCTATCACAAATCCAATAGCAAAGCAAATAATTAGAATTTTAATAGGGAAATTCCACTTTTTCTTGATTGTTTTATACTCAGTTTTCACTTTATACTTAACTACTTCAATCGAATCTCGTTTTATTTTATATTCCGTTTTAATTTGATACCTTGTTTTAGGCACAAAAACTTCATTGTAACGCACTATTGTATCGTACTTGGTAACATACTTTACCCATTCGTTATTTATGTAAACTGAATCAATCTTTTGAATCTCGATTGTATCGGAAATTGTTTCACATCTCATGCCTTTTTTTACCGCTTTCCCGTAGTGATACGAAGCGGAGCAGCCAGTCATAAATATAAGCCAAAGAATTGATATTAAACAAGCCCATATAAAGGCTACTAGATGAGAGAAGTTTATTTTCATTTTTCTAATTTTTTACTGAATGAATCTGAAATTTTACTACCTACAGCAACGGAAAGAAACCCGAAGAATACTTCAGTATTAAAACCATGCATAAAGAAATCTATTGAGCCAACAAGCACACAAATAGAAAAAGAAGTAAACATTGTAAGCGAAGTTCTTGACCATTTGCCTTCCTTTTTTAAAGTGTCACGAAATAAACCTTTTATTTTTTCTATCATTTGGTAGGATTGCAATTAGTTTTTCTTTTATCTCCACCTTGCTATGCGTTGATGCTTGACGTATTTCTTGGTTTGCGCTTAGACAACTGTACAGTTTGTCTTCAACGGAATTCAACCTAGAGTTCATCCAAATCAATGCGATAACAGTCATTCCTAAAGCACCATGTTTCTTAATAGTTTCTAAAATTTCAAGCATTGTGGTTTATTTATAAAAATAGTATTGAATCGTTGAATCCTTGCGTTTGTTGTACCGATGGTCTAATATCCGAATCTCGATTTAAAGGTGAAATAAAGTTAGGGAATAAGTCTTTATTCATGTCAAGGTATTTCCATAATCTTGACTCGTAGAAACTAGCTTTTTGAGCGTAATGGTCTTGTACAAAGTTTACCTCTCCTTGACTTACGTTATTCGAATAGTCTCCGTTTTGCGTTTGGATTCCTTTATTCTTTAATTGGTATGATAAACCAAAAGCAGCATCTTCAGCACTTCTCCATGCAATTGCAGGTTGAATGTACGTTACTAATTCTTCTTCGTCAACTGTTAATGTTTGATTGTTATAAGCGGCCAAAACATAATTATAAAAATAAGTCCCTAAAATCGGCATTATTCTCATGTCGCTTTGAGTCTTTATGAAAGGCACAATATTGTTAACGTCAATATTTGCAGTTATTGGCGTTTGTGTTTTTAGGTAGTTTTCAGTTACAAAGTAAATCATAATGCAGGAGTTGAAGGAGTTGAAGAAGTAGCTAAATCTCCACCTTCTACGGGAGGAAGACTTGCTAACTTACGGATTTCGTTTTGTGTCATCGAATCAAGCACTTTGTTCGCTACCAATGGACTCATAGCATTCAATGCGTCTGAAGTAGCTGATGAGGTTGAATCTAATTCAACGATAGTTTCGTTTACAATTTGGAAATTATTGATTACTAGCTTTGCGTTTATGTTGCAAATAGTTAAAATTTCATTGAAGATTTCTTCGACTGAGTTACGCAAAGGAATGATACTATTCTTTTCAAATATTACATAAGATTGCTTGATGTCGCTGCCACTTCCTAACTTACCGCTTACTCTAATTCCCATTAGTATAGGGTCTATTATATGCGCTTGACAAATCTTTGAATCTATGCTCTCCGTAGTTACCTGGAACAAGTTATCGTTTGAATTCGTAGGTATTGCTTCAATCGTTGGAAGAGATTCTTTATTGTTAGCAAAGAATGCGATTGCTTTTCCTGCGTTTGTCGCTCCTTTTGCTCTATCGATTGTAGTTTTAATACTGTTCTTCTCTTCTTCGTTTTGTGGTTTCTTTGGGAACATCATTGCAAACGATGGGAAGATACTATTTTGAATGTTAGACTTTTGCAAATATGACATTTCACCATCTAAAAAAGCCCAATTCATACACGATGAATATTGAGGCAACGTGTAAACGTCTTGACCAACGGAATAGTCCTCATAGCAATATAAGAATTCAAGGTCTTTTGTGTTGAATCTATAAGGCTTGATTGTATAAATGTTTATTTGTGTACTCCAATCGTCACAGATGTAGTACAAATCGTTTGTTGCGTTTTTTCTTACTTTATCTGCTGCAATATGCTTACAAAATATAAGTGTGCCAGTTTGATTAAATCTTAAATGAAAGTAAACTCTTCCGTGAATGATTTTTTCTTTAGTAACTGCAGGAAGTATCTTCTTTAGATTCATTCGCTTCTCAAAAGCATAGATGTCTACCTTTTCCATTGGTGAAGCAGTCGGAGAATATTGCAATTCATACCCACCGCCAACCGTAGCGTTTGTCTTAAAGTCTACAATCGCACCATGTAACGGGCTTGTGTAGTACATTTGATTTAATAACTGTGGGTATAAGTTATCGTTTCCAAATCTAACGTAGTTACCAACATTTAAACGGGCATTAACGTAAGGTAGAGATAAATCTCCTTTTCCTACTTTTAAGAATGGTGTAGAGAATGCTTGATACCCTCCTAATTCTTGTACTTCTACGGCTTTATTTGAGCCAAATTCGAATCCTAAAATTTTCATTAATCGTAAATTGTGTTTGTTACTACTCCTGCGACAACCATTCTGCCCTCTTCTACTACATTTAAACCGCTATAATAATCAATAGCTTGGTCTACAATGACGATAGGGTCGGCAGATTCGTAAACAGTATATGTAAATTGTCCAAGTACAAAGGTTGCATCTACTCCCTCCGTTAACTCAAACAAATTGTATCTTTCTTTATAGTCTGAAGTATCTACTCCTACCCATTGGAAGCCTTGTGAACTTTTATTAAATTCATTTTGGAATAAAAATAAGTAGGTAGGATTCGAAATAGTAGATGACTCAGTAAGCGTGAGAACAAAAGTATTAAGCGAATCTTTTTCTAAGTATATCATACTTTATAATGGTCTTTAATTACGATTTGTTATAAAACAAAAAACCCCCACTAATATAGTGAGGGTGAGGATAGCAAAGTTTACTTTTAAACTAGCAAAGCATCAATGATAGCTGGGTCAACTTCGTAAGCTAAATTTTCTGATTCAGCAACGATAGTAATTGAATATTTAGAGCCATCTGCCTTAGCAGTTCCACTTCCTTCAGCTACCGCAGTAACTTGTGCGTTTGCAAAGTACCAATATTTACCGTTAGAATCTAAAACGATAATCGCAAGGTCTCTCTGTCCTTCTCCTAAGATTTTGATTGAACGAGACTTCGCTGCTTCTCTTCGGTGGAACATTAAAGTAATCGTTGCCGTTACAAAAGAAGAGCCATTGATTAAATCATTCGCTTGGTCTTCAACGTAGTTACCCGTATTTCGTTTGAATTCAAAAGGAATAAAAGGGTCTCCATGTACGATAGCAGTTATCTCCCAAGTAGGTTCATCAACCGTAATTGAAGTAACTTCGTTTTGGTCATTTATGTAGACCGTTTGGATACCTCCGATGTTATTGTCGCATCCTTTAGTTATTGTTGTGATTGTATTACAAGCCATTTTTTTATATATTAAAAAAGGGTAGGCGAATCCACCCACCCTTTCTAGTTAGTAATTATTAATTAAGAATAAAGAACAATCTCAGTTGGGTTAGTATACCAGAATCCAACTTTCAAGTTTGCACGAGTTCTCAAATAAGGCTCAGCAACTGTATCGTTCAAGTTAACCGCTCTCAACGCTTTTGCATCAGACTCTGAATCGAAAGCATAAATCAAGTTGTTCTTCAAAGTCAATACCGCAGTATCGTTAGGAAGACCTTCAGCAACTACCATCTTGATACCTAAGAAAGTTAACGCTAAAGGAAGCGTAACAAACGTTTGAGTGTTACCTGAAGCAGCAGCCAATTCGTAAGCAGTAGCAATGTTTGAAGAAACATAGAAACGTAAATCTGCTTTCTTACGCTTAATAGTAGCAGGAGCAGCATTCAAAATTGCAGTAAGTTGTGCGATTACGTTAGAAGAAGTAATAGCTACGTTAGCAACATCTACAACCGCAGCGTCAGCTAAAAGTCGCTTAAGGTAACCATCACACAAAGCCAATAGAGGGTCTAATGAATCAGTATCACCTTGCCATCTCAATAACTCAACATCTTCACCAATTTGCATTGACATTGTTTCCCAATAGTAACTCATAAAACTAGCAACTTCGAAAGAACCGTTTGAACCCGCAGCCATTTGCAAAGAAAGGAAAGACTGCTCAAGGTCAAACTGACAAATTTGAGCCATTGCTGACAATGCACATACGTCGATGTCGATAGCATCCAAAGCATCAGTAGGAGCAGAAAAAGCACAAGTAGAAGATTGTAGGATGTTACCGAAAGTGACGTTAGCTAATTTAGTAGCCGACTTGATACCTGGCAAAGTACGGTAGTTGTCTACGATATCTTCAGTAATGTAAGCACGAGAATAAAACTCGTTAGGGTTTGCACAAAGTAGTGCGTTTGTTTCGATATCCAAATCGAATTTTAATTTTCTTGACATTTTAATCTTGATTAAATTTATTAAACTTCATTAACTTTTCATGAGCAGTTAATTTTTGCTCGGTAACTTCCACTTCTTCTTCTTCAAGAGCTGGAATCATTGCTTTCACTTCAGCTATTAACTGAATTAATTCGTTGTACTTTTCGTCAATTGTAGGCATAACGATTGCAAGGATAGCTTCAGCGTCTGCAGTCAGGTCTACTGCCATTGCAGTTTCAACTACTTCTTCTTCTTCTACTTCCTCAGTCATTGCTACCTCTTCTTCAACTACTTCTTCGGTAGATGCCATTTCGACTTCCACTTCAGCTTCGGGTGCATCCTTAATCTCAACAACTTCTCCGTCTTTTACAACGTAGATTTTGCCTTCAATCAGATGTTCTCCATCAGGTAAATTCATACTGTTTTCTATTTGTTTGTTTATACTTAATTTTAAGCCTAAAAACCCCTCAATTGAGAAACCAACTTGTCCGCTTTCGACAAGTTTATTGTAATAATCTTTATCTGTAATTTGAGCAGTTAACATAAGCGTTCCCTTTGGTACTTCAATACCATAAGAACTAAATGATTTATCTGACTTTGGATTTTCAACTAGCCAACTTTCAAGAATGTAAGCGGGTACAGTTTGTCCTGCATCATGCTCTAAATTGAAAAGATTTTTGTTGTTTAGATTCTGCATGAAATCAGAATAGATTGTTTCTATTTCTTCTTCAGAAAATTGTACAAAATACTCTCCTTCTTCATCGTTTCGGTAAATATCCATTGGAATCATTGCGGGTGCTACGATTCTCATCTTTGGCTCATCCGCAAACTGCATGACTTTTGAGTGACTATTAAACGCCATTCCTTTTACTAAAATTGCAGGTTTAGAAGTAAACGCTACTTGCTCAATTCCTAATACTTCCCCATCGGAATAGTCTTCGTCAATTGTTACTTTAAAAATAGGAATGTCATTCGCCATACATTATAATGGTGTATACTTTTTTTTGTTATATTTTTGTATATTTGCTAAAAAAACACTATGGTAAAAATCGGAACAACGAAAATTAACAACGAAGTAACTGAACTTACAATTGAGCAGTTTGAAAAGTTAAGCGCAACAATGAATAATTTAGAACTTGACCAATTCGAAAAGTGGGCAAAGATATTTATTGACTTGGGCGCAAATGAAGATGAAGTTTATGATTTGGATTTTGAAAAGTTTACGGAAATCGTGAAAGACTTTTGCGACACAAAGAAAAAGCCAACAAAAAAGTTTCTTAAATCAATTGAATTCGATGGTTATACTTACCAAGCCTACGAAGATGAGTTTAAACTAAACGTTCGAGACTTAAAAATGATTGAAAAAGCAGTTTCTACGTCTCCCGAAAATTATATTTCTCGTGTTATGGCAATTATTTTTAAACGAACTGACTTAACTAAAGCGGAACACTACGGAGATTCACACATAGCATTGAAATCAAAAATGTTTAAGGAGCAAAAAGCAAATATAGCTATTCCTTTTATTGCTTACATCGGACAAAAGTTAGGTAAAACCGCTAAAGAAATTCAAGTTGAAGCTACCGAAATCGTGGAATGATATAACAGTCGAACAGTTTATTGAGTTGAGGTCTTTAAATAACGAAGACTTTGACTCTTTATTTAGTTACGAAATAGAATGCTTATCTATTTTAACCGACATAGACGTAGATGAATTCGATGACATGGAAATAGACGAACTTTCCAAGATTGTAAAGCAAGTAACATTTATAAAAAAGCAGCCTTCAAATATTTTTAAGAATGAAATAAACAATCTTACATACATTGGATTGAATGATTTAAAGTTAGGTGAGTTTATCGACCTGGAATACTACTTTGCAAATGACTACGTTAAACACTTGACCTACATTAGTTCTGTTTTGTACCGTAAAACTAAACTTAGCGAATGGGAAGAATTGATTTTTGAAGATTATTCATTCAACATAGAAAAACGAAAGGAGCAGTTTAACGAGTTGCCTATTACATCAATCTACGGAATCATAGCCGAATATATTAAGTTTCGGGAAAACTTCTTAAAAGTGTATGAGAATCTATTCAACCCAATCTTTGACGAAGACGAACTAGACGATGAAGAACTAGACGAAGAAGATTTAAAAGAGCAAGAAGCTGAAGACAAAATCAACCGATGGAGTTGGGAGCATACGCTCTACAATTTAGCCAATGAAGATGTAACTAAAATAAAAGATGTACTAGAGTTAAATCTAGTATTCGCTTTTAACATTTTAGGAATGAAGAAAGAATTAGAAATCTAAATTCTGAATGTTTCTTCCCGGTAGTTTGTAAGGTAAAGCGTTTTCATCTATCCAATTAAAGTTTACGAATACTTTTGGATTGTTTAGTATTCTAGCCATTTCAAGTAACGGATATTTTTCAAACTGCCATTGAATATAATCTTGCACAATTTCCCCTATTATACTTTGAACAATTGGACTATCTAGCCATCTATCTGTAATGTCGAAAGCATCAATGTAAATCGTTCCTTCATCTAAAAAGAAATAATAGTACATAACGCTTACAGTTATATCTATTCTATTTAGTTCCGTTCCAGTCATGGCAGAAATACGCACACTATCGTACATCGTACCATAGTCGATTAAACCAAGTTTCTTGATTTCCATCTGCAAGGCTCTTGCGAGTTTATTCCTTGTTGCGTATTTTACTTTGAACGTAGCCATGCTGCAAATATAAACTATTTTATACTTCGAATTGCTTTAACCAATTTAAAACCATTCCTTCAACTTCGCTATCCTCCCAAGTATTGATATATGGCATATCTTGAGCATTCACTCCAAACTTTGCAGTATCGGTTGTTAATAAAACATCAACGCTTAATAGTTGGTCGATTGCTTTGTCTTGAATTGAGTTTAAGTTTACCTCTATTGTAGGGTCAACTATTTCTACTTTGAATTGTGGGAATTTATAAGTCATAATTTTTATGTTAAAGTTGTTCCAGTTACTGTGAATGTTCGGCAAGGGATGTATTGAAAAGTACTTGTTTTAGGTTGGTAATCACAAGTGCCAT